ATATTTTTAATTTTTACTTGACTATTATTAGCTGGTCTAATAATTTATTTCAAACTCCAACTCTCCCATTGTTTGTAATACATACACCCTGGCTTTCATAAATACCTTTCTTTTTGTATCATAAGATAATATATCTTCATCCTTCATGTCAGTTGTATCTACACCTAATGATTCTATATACTCTCTAATTGCGTCAATATTAAGATAACAAGTATTACTCATATCGCCATTAAGGGCACCTTTAGTCCCTAAAGGTTTAAAATAACTTTTATTTATAGTATCTCTTAATAGTTTTCTATTAGAATAAGAGTTACCTTTTTTATCTTGCCAGCTTGTTTTGAATGCAACTTTTAAATCATCCTGCATCATGCTTAATATTTCCGATACTCTCCTATCTTTTAAAATATCTTTTTCTTTGCTATCATCTATAGTTATCTTTGTATTAACATCGTCTGTAAAAACATATGATTCAAAATCATTGTCATAAACAACTCCAACTTGTCCCAATTCGCTTATTGATTCAGCATCTTTTGTATCATCTACTAAAGTAACTTTTGTCACACCACTCAATACTTTATTTGTCAGACCCTCTCCAATAGAACATACTGCACACATACAAGCATGATCGACAGCAAATTCTTCTCCTGTAAGAGTTTCACCATCTATTGTTATACTAGAGATATAGTTACTTACTATATTTTCATAATCTGCTGCATAGTTAGCTAAATTTGCTTTAACAGTATAGTTTTTAGCTGTTACCTGACCCTTTATAAAATCTACAATAGCCTTTTTATCTTCATCTTCGGTGATTGTAGGGCAGGCTAAATAATTAAATTTAACACCATCTATTTTTTTTAATGCTACACTTATAGTTTCAGGTGGGGTATAACAAACTACTTTTAATGTGCTTACTCCATATTTATCAAAACACTTGTCTATTCTTTTTGATTTATTTTCTTCACTGTACTTATCTGTTACTGCTCTTTTCCTATTATAAGATTTAACGCCTTCAATGCTGTCATTAAGTACTAACATTACGATTCCTCTAGTACTTCTAGAATTTAATGTTTCAGCAGCTGACCTCAAATAAATATTTATGTTTGACATTAGTCGATTTCCTCCTTATCTTCATTTAGAATAAAATTTAATTCATGCATAAATTCCGTATATCTATCTGGAACTGGAATATTCTTAATATCCTTAGAATTATGATATTTAATAGTTAAAGTTAAAATAATGCAATCTTCACTTTCATTAAATACTTTTTTATCAAAGTAAATAAAGGTATCATTTATTCTCAAACCATAATCAAATAACTCCTTGAGCTCATCTTTTACATTTAATATTTTTTCTTGATCTAAAATTACATCTGTGAAGGTTATAACTATATTTACAAAATCCTTTGTATAATACCTGTATGAGTCATTATCTAGTGGTTTTACCTGCACAAAAAACAGAGGACCTTTGACCTCTGTTCTACTTTCTTTGATATTTATTTTTGCTTTTGTAAAATTATTTTTAAGAGAAATATAAACACTATAAAGCAAATCTACATATTTAATCTTATCATCCATTTATACCTCCCTCTCTATTCTTTCATTAATGCTTGATGTTAGTATATCTTGATAGATGTCAACATTATCTCGTATCATATGCTTTCCAGGAACAAATTCTTTAACTAGTTTTTTCCCTATAGCTGGCACATATCTTCCAACTTCCTGTTTGTGCCCATCTTCAACGGCTTGAGCATATTCAATACTAGAACCAATTTTAATGGTCCAGCTATTTGGCATTTTTATAATTTTCCCATGAGTCATTGATCTTCTTAATATTCCAGTTTTAACTGGAGTAACTGCTTGTATACTTGCTACACATTCAGTAGCTTTAGTCTCCATTTCATCAGAAATAATATTATCAATTTTTTCAGCTGCTTTTTGAGCTTCAGCAATTAAATCTTCAAAGCTATTCATTGTTATCTTCCTTGAGAATGTTAACATCTTTAGTTTCATTTAAAAGAATTTCATAATATTCATCATCCCAAGGTATTGCTTTAATTTCATAGAATTTATTGTTATATTCTATTATAGAATCTTCTTTTATTTCTGGAATTACATCACAGAACATTTTTCTACTGCATTCAATGTCATATCCATACTCACGTTTTGCTTTTTCAGAATTATAAGGCTGTATATCAACTAGAAATGGATTATCACTTATTTTTTTATACCCTTCTCTATCTATCCTGTGTTCATCTTCAAAAGAGTCATATTTATAAATATAAATTTCTTTATCGTAAAACATATTAATACATCCTTACATAAGAGCTTCCTAAAAGTAATTCAATATTACTATCAATTATGACAATATCATCCTTATAAGTTTTACTGCGTGCACCTTGAGTTTCGCTCTTAATATTTTTATCAACCTTTTGAGATTGTTTTATATTTTCTACTATTAATTTTATAACTAATGAATATCTTTGCTTGATTTCTTCATCCTTAAGATCTTTATTTTTATATTCTCTTATAGCCTGTATTGCCATTTGTTCATATTCTTCATCAGTAATTACAACCAAATTAATCACCTCTTAATTATAGTTAAAAGAGAGACTTTATATCTCCCTAATCTAACTTAATGTTATAGACATAATTCCAATTTCATCTGCATGAGGACAAGATGGAAGAGCTGTTGCTACAGCTTTCGTATATTCAACCACTGGATCAGGTTTTGAATAAGTTCCGACAAATATATTTCCGACCATTGCAGCTTCATCCATTTGATTATTTCCTATCATTTTGATTTCCTCAGCAGTTAAACCATAAATAGTTTCTCCTGGATTATTTGAACTAAAAATAGTTATTTTATTCTCAGGATAATATCTCTTAGTTTCATATCCTTTAGCAGTCTCCACTTTATAAAGTTCATCATAAGTAACAAACTTAGGCAATTTCATTCTAGACATTAAATTATTCAAATCATCTAATGTTGGAACCATATCGGAGTTTACTCCAAATATAGCTTTTCTTACACTTGTGCAGTTGCAAATTGTATCAATTATAGTATCCGAAGTTAAAGCTCTAGTTGAAGTTGAACCACTTGAAGTTTTAACTGCCTTAACAAGTGTTTTTATATCATCTAGTGGCTTATCTGTATCTGGGGTTTTCCATGTTACAGACTTTTGGTTTCCTGCGGGAACTCCATAATCTAAAGTAACTTTAACTCCATTTTCTTCGATTTTAATCTTTCCAGTAGAAAGTAACTCCATTCTCATAGCTTCAACTCTAACTTTTACTGATTCTTTCATATCTTCAGCATCATTATAAAGTTGAGAAAGCACAAATTTTAATTCTGCATCATTTCTTGGACTCTGAACTTTTATAATGTCCTTTTCTCTCATTGGAATTTGTCTTTTAATGAGTGCTAATTCTTGTGCACCTTTTTGGATTGCTTGTCTGCTTGCAATTTGAGTTTTAGTATCTAATGCATGTACTGTTGCACTAACTGGTAATCCTCCCCTTCCTAAAATCATTTCAAATTCAATGTCTTGGATTTTCCTTTCTGGAAATAGAGCTTCTCCTAGCATTGATGCCGTTTGTCTTTCTGCAAAATAATTAATTAATTCCTTTGTGTTAAATACTTCATCTACTCTTGGCATTATTAATTCCTCCCTTATTATCTAAATGTTATATTTGGTAATGCTGTTTTAATTGCGGCTATTGCTTTGTCTGCAAATCCATCTAAAACCCTATCTGCCCTTAGATATCCTTCAACAATTAATGAACATGGTTGATCTCCATTAGTTACATCTACAGTTCTATATACAATTCCAACAGGTATTGTCGTTAATATTTCTGATCCACTGTCCCCAGTTTGAGTAACAATCTTACCATCTTTATCTATCAAACTCCCAGCAACTACATATTTTTTCCCATGTTCATCACCTTCATCAACATTTGATACTAAAACAGTTCCACTAAAAGTAGCTAAATTTGCATCACTATACAATATCTCCATTTCATTTTGATAAGTTTCTGATTTTATATACATAATATTACCTCCTTATTATTTAGCCCAAGGATCACTTGCAGCTGTACTTGTCTTATTCGCTTCGGCGGCCAATGATGCTCCAATACTAATTGGTTTTCCATCGTCACCAGTTCCAGGTACGTATGAATTTGCTTTCATTTTTTCATTAACCATAGCTTCTAATCCTTTTGACCAATCTTCAGCTAAATCGTCTAAATTAGCCTTAGTTGAATCGAAATCTTCACCAAGATATTTATCAATGGATTTTAATTTTATTCCTTTTTCATTTGCATATTTCATTGCTTCTGCTAATAAATCTTTTTTTACATTAGCAGCCTTTTCCTCCGCTAATTGTTTTTCTAAATCTAGTAATTTCTTTTGAGTTGGATCTGTAACTAAATCTGGGTACTTTTGAGTTAATACGTCTCCAAATTCAGATTCCCACGTTCCTTTTTCCTTCATAGTTTTTATTGCCTTTGAATGATAAGTATCTCTTTCACTGTCCATAAATTGCTGGAATACTTTATCAGCTTTAATTTTTTGCTTGAAAACATCTAAAGTTGGTTCAGGTCCTTTAAATTGTTCTTCAATATCAGTTCCAGCAAGTAATGAATTTATGTCTTCTTCATCTTTAGCATTTTTGATTTTTTCTAATAAATCTTTCTTTAACATCCTTATTCCTCCTATACTCTAGACCATCAGTCGCGCCCTAGAACACATTATTTTATAATTTAAATATGTTTGTACCCCTTACACACAAAATGTCCACAAGACGTAATTTAAGCAAAATTAAAAGACTAGCTTATACTAATCTTTGATTAATTTAATAGTCCTACAATATTTACTCCTTAATTTTAGGCATAAAAATAGCACCTACCTATTCAACTTAAGTAAGTGCTTCTAAATTAATTTGTATTTTGGTATAACAGAATCAACATCATCAACATTTATTACTTGTTTTAACGTATCATCTATTTTTACCCGGCTAATATGTTCAATAGATTTGCATTCATTGCACCAAATATCCAAATAACCCATATTATTAACTTCATCTACTAATACATATGCATAATCTGTATTTCTACTATTACATTTTGGGCATTTCCCTGATTTTCCTGTATCATGTATTGATTTTATACATTCCATCCATTTCACATACATCACCCCTTCTTCTTATATTCATTATACCATTCTTCTTCAATTTTATAAGCCTCTTCCTCAAATTTATTTCTATTTTCCATTACATATTGACCACCATACTTTTTGTACTGTTCAACATGTACTTTTTCATGCACTATAGTTCTTAACAATTCATCTCTATTTTTAAAAGCACCAGGAAATAAATCTATTCTACCAACATCTTTGGGATCTGCTGAAGCAAAAAAAGGTAAGTCAATTAAACTCTTATCTCTTTGTATTTTTATCTTTATTCCTTCTAAATCAATTTTAGCTTCTTTGCAGACCGATCTAATATGTTTTAATTGCATTGGCTCTTCAAGTTTTGCAAATTCTCCAATATTGCTAGTCCTTCTTTTCAGCTTTAAATGTTCAGCACCTGGACCATTAGCCCATTCTTGATAACTTTGCCAATTAATATTTTGCTTAGTTTCATTGTCAATTCGCATCTTAGGATGCCAATCTTTATCCAGTAATGATATATAAACACATCTACAAAATGGATGCTGCGGTATTTGTACAGGCTTCTTATCAATATCGAATACTTTAGTATCGTATTTAGCACACCTTGAACACACTTTTCCATCAAGAGTCGCCATATACATAACTTTCTTTATTCCATGCTCATGCTGCCATACATCATTAGCACCCTCCTGCACTCTGGATATATTATCCTGAACTAATCTTTTGGTTTCATGTGCATTAATGTCATATTTATTTGTAATTTTTTGCCCAATTTGATTTACATTTGTTTCACCCTTAAGAAACTTTTCAACTTCTTTTTGTAATACATTGCACATTTCATTTTTATTATCATACAATCTATCTGACCATAACTTATCATCAACCTTAGTACTAATTATTTTCTCTAATACCTCATCACTTAGTTGAGTAATTTTGAAATCTGCCCCTAGGCTATACACATAATTATTAGTATTGAATTTCTCTTTAGCAGCATTTGTTAAAATGTCTTTGGTTAGAATTGTTTCAACATTAAGCTCCGATTTAATATTCTTAATGATTAAATCACTTAATTCTAAATATAACTTCTTCTTATCAGCTGCATTTATATTTAAAATATTATCATCAATATTATAAGATAATAATATCTTTGCGATTTGGTTTAGTAAATCATTTCTATTTTTTATTTGCCCATTATAAGCTTCTTTTAATTTACTTTCAGTCTGATCATAAAGTTCTTTAGCAAATTCTAAAGTTTTATCACTAAAAAATTGTTGCTCTAGAGTAAGTTTATTCTTATCCATTATTACCAACTACCTTATCCAAACTTGTCTTTGGCCAATCTTCTTGTTGCTCTTTTTTAACTTTTTCAGCTTCTGCAACTTTATTGGTAATAAAACTAAATCTACTCCTCATTGTATCTTTAGAAATAACTCCTTCAGGCGTTTGATTAAACATCTGAGCTGTCGCTAAATCATCCGTTGGAATGTTTGGGGTATATAGGGCTTTGATATCTTTATAATCGTAATTCTTACTTTTCTTTAAGTTTAAATATATACATAAGAATCTATTTCTACTTTTAATTATATTTGTATGAGCCTTAATCTCTAAATTGCATTTATTCTCTAATGCTATTAAACGTGATCTTAGGGTTATTCCACTCAGATTACTTTGCAACTTCTCATTATGGTTTATATGGCAAGCTATTTGATACATTGTATCAACCTGCCTATCAAGTGTGTTTTGGATGAAAGTATCATTAATATTTTTAACAAGCCATTGAATAACACTATTTTTATCCTTAGTATTTAGTACACCCAACTTTTTCATATTAGGAATTTGCTTTTCATCAACTTGACATCCCATGAAGACTAAATAAGCATTTCTAAAGTCACTTATTTCATTACTTATATCGCTAAAGTTAGTTTCAAATGCATCTTGTAATCCTTTTATATCCTTATATAAGCTATCATGGTATTCCTCCAATGTTAATTTACCAACACTTACTGGAACTTCTCCAAATATATTTTCTGTTGGCACCATAATTTCATTGAAATGCCCATCATAATGATAAATAAATTCATCTGTATAAATATCAACATAAGTATTTATAGTGTCAAAATCATTTTTAAACGCGTGAATAAAAAATAAAACCTTACCCGAAGCATTATCAACATATGCGTAACCTTCAGTAGGTTTTATAATTTTACTGCAAAAATCTGCATTACCATCTAAATAATATATTTCATACACTTTAGTAAATATAATCAAGTACTTCATAAGATCAGTATCGTGAAGTTCATCCCAGTGAGCTGTATAGTATTCAATATCCTTAATTACATCAGAGTTATCATTTCTAGATTCATAGGTTATCGGATTTCCAACAGTATAAGATACCTCTTCTTTAATAAATTTCTTGATAAAATTAGTATTAATCTTGAGATTGGACCTTTCCGTTACAAACAAATACTTTTTCATTGCATCAGTATCACCTTTATAATAGCTATACATCTTATTGTAAATTTGTTTATACGTATAATAGGTCCCATAAATTTTCTTAACCAATGATAAATGATCTGGAATATTTAAATCTAAAATTACTTGTTTTGTAACTAATTGCCTTATTAAATTACTAAAATTCAAATTTATCACCTCCTATAGACCAAATGCTTTTCTGTCTAATATTTGAATTGTACTAATAACCTCAATCTGGTCAATTCTTTGAATAAACTCAGACATTACGTCGGCAGCATCATCATGCACAGTAAACTTTTGCCCTGCAAATTCCATTACTTGATCTGTAAATTCCTCATCTTCTTTAGCAAAAATAATTTCTCCTTTGTTTACATATGGTATTGATGTTGAGATCTTATCATCCTTATTTTTCTTTTGCTGTTCATTTATAATTTCTATACCTCTATATTTTAAAATTGGATGTTCATTAATCAGTTTTTCTAATGTAAAGGCATCTGCTCCATTAAAAGTATTTTTTTCAATACTTACATGAGTTATTTCAGGATATTCAAGTAATAGCTCAATCATATGGCCAACATATTTATCAAACTCTTTTCTAGCATTAATTTTGGCTAATTCAGCTTTTCTTGCATACTTATTACCATTAGTAGCACTTGAACCAACTAAAAAAGCACTATAGTCATTCCTTTTACCACCACTTGCAGCCGGATCAGCTAAAAGCATTGTTTTAATGAAATCGTGATTTTCAATTTCTTCTCTGTTTTCAGTTCTTATATATTTGAACCATTTTTCTCCTATGGAATCAACATCACCTTGAACCTCTTGCTTAAATGAATTTGGATTTTCATAATAGTCCATTGCTAGTTCTAAACAAGTCCAAAATTCTTCCCATAACATAGGGAACTGCATTTCTTCTTCATGTTCATAATAAAACTCTTTGGCATCTTCTTGCCTTTTATCATTTTTAAAGTCAAAAAGAATATCCTTAAACTCTTTCCATAAACCTGTAGTAAATAAATGATCTACACCATTTACTTTTTTACCATCTTCATCTATAAAATCATTAACTAATACACCTTTTTCTTTCTTAAAGGTCCATGTTGCAGATTTTAATAATCTAGAATAGAAACATTCTTTATGCTGCTGAGTCCCCCACGCCATAAGAACAGTACCTTTTTTAATAACTTTACCATTTCTCTTTACTGGCCTTTGTTTTGCGAACTTAACATCATCAGAATATCTTTTCCACTTCTTTTCTCTAGCTTCTTCAGTTCTAACATCGTCTTCTGATTGATAATCATCAAGAATAATTAAATCTGGTCTAACATTCTTATATTTTCTACCCCTCATAGGTGATGTTGAGGAAATAGCTTCGACGAAAGTATGGTTTACAAACTCTAACTGAGTAGCATTGCACTTATAATCCTTATTTCCATCATCAAGTAATACGCCAAATGCATCTTTTATATAATCATTTTCAATTACATTATCTTTAATATCCTTGATAAATTTTTCAGCTGTAGAACCTATATCTGAGCATATAAGCACATAAGTCTTATGCTTATATGCCATACTCCAAATACTTGGTCCTAATGTACCAAATGCACTTTTACCTGTACCTCTAGGAAGAACCCTTCCTAATTGTTCAGGCCCCTCACCAATTATTGATTCCTGGATATCATGCCATAGCTCTTCATGAACTTTTGCAATTGGAGCTGCAGCATTATCTTCTTTAGGCAGGTATATATCTTGTAAAAAATACATACAAAAAAACTCTAAGGATATTTGCCCAAGCTGCCATACCAATCCATGGAACCCAAACAAATTCTTAGAGTTTTCAATCATTCTATTTTCGGTTAATTCATCAGCTTTATCTTCTGGAATACCTATATCAGTATAGGATTTTTTAAGATAGTGATAAAGCAGCCATTTATTTCTTGCTTCATCACTAGGGAAATTCAAATGGTATTAACACGCTTTATCACCTCCGCAATTCTATAAAAAATCTAAGTCACTTTCTTCATTTTCAATATCTTTTTCAATACTATTTTTTAGTTTTATACAATTATCATAATCAAAAGCTTCCATTATTCCTCGGCGTCTATTACTGATAACGTCCAATATTAATAAAGTTATATCACCAAATAAATCCATATTATTAATTTCATTATTTGTCTCGTCATTTAATATATACTCACCTACATTAATATTATCTATTAATTTTTTCATAAAATCTTGCTTATTTATTTTTCTTCTTTTTATTATAGTTGATTGTTTGTTATGTAATAATGTAATTATAGTTTCTATTCTCCTATTTGCATTATATGATATGCCTAATTGATTATTTACAAGAATCTTTCCAATCATATTATCGCCAAAAACATATTTGAAAAGCTTCATTGGCTCTTCCTTTGTTGGATTATTTTCTTCAAGCTCTTTCCAACTTATTTTTTTAACAGATATATCTTCATAAATAAAACTTAGTATTTTTCTTAATAATAAATCTTCTCTATTAAAATTTCCATAATACTTATCACAATAATGACTATTACAATATTTCTCCAATTCATTGATTAGTGGATATATTATTATTCTTGAAAATTGTTTATAATTCATTTCATAACAAAAATCTAGCACATTGAAATATTTTATTATTTTATCTTCATTTACCAATGCCATTAATAATTGCTCTTGCTTTTCTTTAGAGTCAATTGAAATGTAACTAGCAGCAAAATATTCTTGAAATGATTTATGTGACCACCTATATTGAACTCCATCTTTAACAAATAGTGGAACTGAATGTGTTATATCATATATGAAATCATTCTCTTTAAATTCAATATCGCTATTTTTTAACTTTGCCTTCTTTATGACTTCAATCAATTGTTCTTTTGAATATGTTATGCCTTTAGTTAGAGTCATGAATCCTATACTTCTTAATATTCTATGAAAATCTTCCAAATCAAGTTTGCTTCTTTTTATATGATTAAACGCACCGCCTTTTGATAAATTATGCTCTTCAAATAATGCATCGTAAACCTGCCTATAAAATATGTGCTTCTTATAGGGTATTTTTCTTTTATACTCAAATGCTTTATATAATAATGAAACCATTAATGGATTCTCCAAAAACTCACTTAAAATCTTTAAGTTATCTTCTCTATCTAACTTTTCAATTAACTCTTTAGACAGTTCGCCATCACTATCATATTTTTTAATTAAAAAATATGCTTCATTCTTGCTTAATGATTGTATTTCAAATCTTTGAAAGTCTCCAAAAGAAGCCAATTCATTCTCTTCTCTAGATGCAATTATAAACATATTATTTCCTGCCGAAGCTATAAATTTTTGTAGGTTGTTTGTTACATTCTGTTTTATCTCAGGTGTTATTTCATCATAACCATCAAAGAAAAAAATAAAATCACCTCCATCTATTAGATCTAAAATATCATCCTTAGAAAAATGTTCTCTAATTCCATTCATTTCCTTCATCACAAAATCAATAATTTCCATATCCTTTTGTAATTCTCTTAATTCTATCAAAATTGGCACACCTTTACTTTCTTCAATAGAACTTAAATATAAATATTTCATAATAGTCGATTTTCCCATTCCAGCAGTATCTACTAGCAAAACTTTTTTATATAATGGTATGAAATTATCAGCATACGTATTAATACAGATGCTTTCTTTTTTATTATTAAATCTATCATTTTTTAATACAGTTAGAGGTATATATAAGTCGTATATCTTTTTCTGCTGATTTTTGAATACAATTGTATTCATATACAGACAATTATTACATGCCTTTTCTATATATTTATATATTTTTTCATTTATCTCAGATATATTTTTTTCTTTTTCTGTATTTTTATATAATTTTTCTAACTTTGGTTTAATAAATGAATTAGCTGATAATTTAACAACCTCTGTAATTCCAGCAGTCGCTATTAATTTTAATCCAATATCTAATATTTCTTGCATTTCAATATCCCCCTCTATAAAATATATTATTCTATAGAAGGAGTTCTAATCCTTTAGAATATTAACCTATTCTTAATATTTTAATCTCATGCAAATCGCAATATCTTTGACATTCTGGATGTATTTCACAGTCATAAGATATAATTAATATACTTCCTTTAGTCTTACCTTTAACTTTTTCAAGTGGTAATACTTCTAATATCGGAACTCAAATATTCCATAAGCTTTAAACCTCCTTTTAGGCATAATAAAAGAACCCTATTTCTAGAGTTCTTTTATTTCTTTACTCTTTATATCTTCTAATTCAGATTTTATTTTATCTAATTCTTGTTTACAATTACACTCGCATCTTGAATTTGACTCAATTTTATCTAGTTTTTCTAGTATTGTATTATACTTTCTTCTACTCAAGAAGAACAATCTTTGTTTTCTTTTGTCTTTGATTCTCCTCTTTAGCAACTTATTACTTTTAGGGTTGTATGTTACTTCAATTCTATTTATTTCGCTAACTTTTATAGCAACATGTTGAGTACAATTGCCGTTATTATTAAACATACTTTCATATAATTCAGTCTTCCCATATTCATATGCTTCATATTCTTCTAATATAATAAAACTGTCATTATAGGAATCATTATAGTGGAATTTTATTAATGCTCCATCATATATTATTTTTTCATTACTTAGATAAACCCTAACCCATGTACCGTAATCATAATCAATTATATCTGAAAAAATGTTAGATGAATTATTTCTATTAATACACAACTTAACCATTATCTTCGTCCAAATTTCAGATTTCATTACTATTGCAATAAAATATGCAAAAATTAGGGAAATGAAACAAATTATTAATTGTATATAATAATTCGTCAAATCATATGATGTTTTCTGGTAAAAATTTATTATATTAAGAATCGTTAAAGCCGCTGAATCAATTATAAAACTAGCGATTACGTAATCTAAAATATAATTTTTAAGTTCTTTCCGCTTAGAATTAAATGCGTAATCATAAACTTCAATGAAAATAAATCCTGGTACAATATAAATAAACAGATTAGGTAATAAATTTATTAATGCCTGAACTTCATCAGCCTTTATCATACTTATCTACCACTATTTCCTCCACTTCCTGGTCTTGGTGGTCTTCCATAACTAGGACTTGGAGCATATTCCACACCTTCTCTTATTGTTCTCGGCGATGAAGGATTTGGAAGGTTTGCACCACCTCTACTATTGCCATTATTATTATTGCTATTATTACTGTTATTACTTGGCATAATACAGCCTCCTTTAAATTTTATTTACATAAAAATAAAAATTCGCTATTTATATGAATATTCCTCTTTTATTATCCATTTTTCTTACTTATTGGTAACTCATTTATATTTAATATCTTAATTAACATTTTTACCCATTTTCATTCCGTACTCTTTAACATATCTATAATAAGTTGGTTTAGCCAATCCAAGTAACTTCATGCATTCAAATGGTTTAATATCTCCATCAAGAACTCTTTTATATTCTTTAGAAAATTTTTCAAAGTCCAAAGCTCTTGGCCTTCCATAATCATCCCATTCGCCTCTGGCTTTTTTAGCTGCCATTCCTTCACGCTGTCTTTTTTCTTTTTTCTCCAATTCAGCTTGAGCAAATGAAGCATACATTTCAATAAGCATATTATTTATAGTTTCCATAATCATAGTAGCTATCGAACTATCATTTGGAAGCTCTGTTAATGTAGTAGGAATTTCTAAAACCATCAATCTTATGCCTTTATCCTGCATTTTTCTAATTTCAGTTAATATAAGTTGTTTGTTTCTACCTAATCTATCTAACTCTGTTAATATTAAAGCTATTTTCTCATTTGGATTGACTTTCTTAACTAATTCCATATCTTGAATCATTTTTTCATAACATGGTCTGTTAAAGTTTTTTCCAGTTTGCTGATCTGTATAGATATCATTTACCAATTCAATATTTTCTTTTGCTACAAATTCATTTATCTCAGATAAACCTCTATCCAAATGTTGTTCTTGAGTTGATGTCCTATGGTATGCAAAGTATAACATTATTAACACCTCGACTTTTTAAAAATATTATAGAAATTGTGGAACTGGATGACGCAGTTTTTAACCTCCTCAGATTTAGAAGGTACCCCACCCCTTTGGAATATATTTCTATACTCTTATTATATTATTACAGTCTCATAATGTCAACATATACTTTTGACACCTTTTAAAATATATTTATTGCTTTTGAATGGCTTAAATCCATTGAGATATTAGTAGTCTCATATGGCATACCTTTTGATACTATTTAACAACTCTGATATTCTTTATCTCTTCAATCTCTTGCTTCAATGTATTATCATCTACATTCTTGTTATTGCCACTATTATCAACTACATCTTCCTTAGCAGCACTTGGAGAACCTAAGCCTTGATCTATAATATACTTGTTAGCTTGCAGTCTTACTCTTGGGTCTGCACAACTATTAGCAAGCTCTAACACATTATCTATACATGTACATATATTCTGTGTGATTTTGTTTTGACCTTTTTTCTTAAGTTGCTGTCTGCGCTCGTCAACCTCAGCCATAACATCTTTTTCTTTTAACCATGAATAAATAGTCTGCCTTGATACATTTAGTTTCTTTGCAATATCAGTGATTTTAACATTTGCAAGATACATCTCAATCATCTTATCTTTGTCTACACTTATAACACTCATATATGTTTACATCTCCTAACTACTTGACACTTGATTTAACACTTCAATTAAATTAGGGGTACGGTCACTAGGAAATATATATTATTTATATACATCCTACTCAGCGTACCCCCTCTATTAAGTTCTTAGTATCAATATAAAGTTTATTATCTTTGTTAACCTTATACTTTTTGATCTTATAATAATACTTGTTTTCTATTGTACTTATTATTACTGCTATCTCTCCACTGGATAATTGTAATTCAGTTAGACTTATTTCACCTTTTATGTATTTCTCCTGGAGCTTTCTAAACGCATTAATGTAAGCTTTGTTTCTCCAAAAAGATTTATATTCTTCTTGAGATACTTGAATTAATTGCCCTTGGTCTTTATCTAACCTAAAGTAATAATAACCATCCTTTGATATTATTCTTTTATCCTGTAGTGTGTTATCCCACTTAATAACAGTATTCTTATTTATATTAGCTTTATTTGCTATATCTTCTATACTGTTTGGTTCCTCTTTGGTTCTTATATTAAAGTAATCAATAAAGTTGTCAGCCTTTTTAACATTGTATATTTTATTTATTATCTGCTTGGTTTTACATTGCTGAAGCTCATACACTGTTTTATTATTCTGAATATACTTTCTGATTAACTTATATCCTTTTTCGAGTAATCTTTTATCTAATGTCTTGCGCCTTTCTATTTGCTTAAGCGCATTAAGATTAACGCCTAAAATGTTTTTAAGTTCATTTCTTGAGACTTTCATGTTCTTCTATCGCTATTTTTAAAACATTCTTCTATCGCTTTCTTACTGTATGGATAATAATATAAGGTCATATGTTCACAACCTTTTATATTACACTCTTTACATAGACTAGGAGACTTACTACACTCCACTTGTCCTTGGTTATTGAATTTTAAATTTAGGATTAGTTTCTTTCTCATGTTATAGTCTCCTTTCTAAGTTTAGTCTACTTTATTGCATTAAAAAAGAACCCTATTTCTAGAGTCCCTTTTAATATATATATTTAAATTCTATCGAATTGTAATTTTACTTGAGTCTGCGCCAGCATTAATCACAAGTTGTTTTATTGTCGCGTTCTTTACATAAAAGTTTGCATTACCACAATCTGAAAACGCATAATCGCCTATGCTTGTTATGCTAGCTGGGAGAGTTACGCTTGTTAATTTTCCATTACTCTCAAATGCATTTTTACCAATAGTTCGTACACCATTTGGAATATTAACACTATTGAGCTTCATACAATAATAAAATGCGAAATCTTCTATACTTGTTACACTACTTGGTATCGTAACACTTACTAAATTGCTGTTAGCAAATGCATCCGCCCCTATTGTAGTTACAGTACTTGGAATTGTATAGCTTGTACTCTTGTTTCCTACAGGATAATATATTAATTTAGTTTTTGTTTTATTAAATAGTACACCATTAACGCTTGTGAAGTAATTATTACTGCTATCTATGGTTATGCTTTGCAAACTACCACATGCACTGAATGCCCCATACCCTAAAGTTGTTAAACTACTTGGAAGTTTTACACTTGTTAATCCTTCACAAACTGCAAATGCACTTATATCAATTTTTGTTACACTATCTGGAATTGTTACTGATGACAAATTGTAATGATACCCAAATGCTAAATAACCTATCGCCTTCACTGTTACACCATTAATAGTTTTTGGTATATTTACTATGTTGTCACGACCATTATACTCTGTTATTGTTCCTGTTGATGAATCAAATGTAAAATCCGATTCTGGTGTTGTATCCATGCTTGTCATTGTACTTCCTGTTTTTCCTGCTGCTGTTTGAGCTGCATATGCTCCTACTGGATTTACTCCAATTATTGACGCTAATACCAAAGCACCAGCTATTAGTTTTGTTAATCTAGTTTTTTTCATTTTGTTATCCCCTTTTAATGTTTTTTCAACATTATTTTACCATATTTATTAATTATACACAATAAAATACTATTAATAAGCAATTATGGTTTCAGTTTCCATGGCATTTATTTAAATTTATTTCAATAACATAAAAAAAGAACCTATTGCTAGAGTTCTAATTTTTATTTTTTATAGGCAATTCTAGATACGTAAAAATACCCCATATCGTCTACTTATCTCCCAAGTATAAACTTAGGACTTCAACTTTACAGGGTATTTAGTATTAGGATAAAATTTTATTATGTTTAATCTTTCAACAATATCATCTTACTACGTTTAAAGCGTGCAGAACAGTTACATTACAGTTCTATAACTGTTTTAAAACTGCTTTAATACTGTTTATAAACTGTCATTTATGGATAAATCAGATCACTAAGCTTGTCTATTATTTTATTTCTTAACTTAGTACAATAATCCTTGTCAAAGCCTAGGCTTAAACCTATCTCAACCCATGTTTTTTTATCTTTACTGAAATATCTTAATTCAACTAATTTAAATTCATCACTCGTTAATTGTTCTAATGCTCCATCAATCTTAGTTTTTAAATTTAGGTTATACTTCCTTTTAGACTTAAGAGCTTGAATTTTATCTGCTATCTTTTCTTCTCTCTTAATAACTTCATTTTCTACAGTGCTTGAGAATGCGTTAGTAGGACTTGATCTTTCTTCATAGCTTATTGCATTAACTGTAATGTCATTTTCTAAATTATCTATATCTATATCGATGTTTTTAATCTTTGTATCTAAGCTCTTATAATTGTATAGGGTATACTCTGTCTTCTTAAAATTATTATCTTCCATATTACTCACGACTCCTTAGGAAATACATATTCCTCCATTTTATTAGCTGCTTGTTTCTCCAATTGCTTAATTCTTTGATAAGAAAAATTTAATTTTTCTTGCACCACGCAATATTTTTTATTATTTATATGAACAGTTTCAATTATTTCTCTTTCTTCATCTGTAAGAATTGATAACGCATTATCTATTCTCCTTAATTGTCTACGCATTTTATTTTGTTCACATTGCAATTCTTGTTTTCTTTCAAAAGTTTTTTCTACAACGGAATTAATATTATTAGTTTTACTTAAAGTTGTTCCAAACTCCTTTTGGTCAGACATTATACATTCATCATCTAATTCTTCAATTTTAAAATCTATCTCATTAATATTGGCCTTAATTAATTTATAGCTGCTAACTAGATTAATAGCTTTGTCTGTTTTAATTCCCATGTTATACCACCTTTTAATTTCCATTTCAAATATCTATTGCATGCATTTCGGTCACGTCCATTTCTTTATCAATATCTCCTCCTATAAGAAAATTTCTAACTGAATAGTACAGAATCCTAAAAATGTGATATCCAGTATCTAAATTTGAAGTAAAGACAGTGTTCTGAATATATTTATCCTGAAGACTTGTAAGTTTTCCTACAAAGGCTTTAGAGCCATATTGACTTCTATAATTTCCGGTTATTATATTATTTAATCCGTTAGGATCCTCAACGATTAGGAACATTTTAATTCCTTTCATTTTTGCCCTTATAAGCTCGCGTTCCAACCTTATATCATCCCTGGTGTCTTTCTTTTCTGCTAGATTTCCTGCCAACTCATCAACACTATTTTTTCTTTCAACCCCAACTTTAAAATATAAATCCCTTGTAATCCCCATGTCTGGCCTTGCTGTTATTATTGCAGTGTAATCACCTTCATTTACAACCTGACGTTTATAAGGAATTTTTTTTGTATCAAACCAAGATAAAATATGATCATTAACCTGCTCTCTAGTATCATAAATAATCTTGAAATTTTCCTTAAGCAATTTATCAATATCTGATTCCGAAAATCTTAATCTTATTCCTTCCAAATTTTTCACCTTCTTAATCTATTTTATTTACATTTTTATAGTAAAAGGCTGTGTGCTTACCTTCCCAAACTACATTTATTGTTTCACCATTGTTGTAAACCCTTGCTACCTTACCTACGCCTTTGATTCCTTTATATTCAATTTCAACAAAATCATCAATTTCAAATTCTGTGATGTTTGCATCCATTTTTGGAACTTTATTATCCAAATCCGTAATTTCTTTAGCCATTTCTGTAACAAAAAGCTCATTTTCGTGATATTTAGGCTTTTGTTCATATTCGATTACCCAGCCTTTATAATTTATAACAGTCGTTTTTTCTCCAGGTATTATGACATTAGAATCACCTTTACGTTTAATGTATTGTGTTACCTTCATATCATTTAATTTTTTAAGCTGTAGATCATTGAGTTCTTTATCTTTATTGACAAATAGTATTTCATCAGCTGGCATTAAACCAACATTTGCGCCTAAATCAAATTCATGCACCCCTTGCCCATTAAAATATTTTGTCTTATCTTCTAATTCAACAAGTAATGCTCCAGAAACAGTTTTTATGATTCTATTACAGCTTTCTTTGTAGAGATTTATTATCTTCTGGAAGTGATCTTCTCTTATCTCTTGTTTTTCAATAATTACTTTTTCTTTAGGTTTAATAATTGGTTCCTGAATTGGCATATTGAATAAATCAATTTGACCTTCTAGAACATTTATTTTCTTCAATTACCTCACCTTCTTTTTTCACTTGATTTTCATATGATAATAAAGACTTATAACAATAGTGTTATTTACCCTATTTTAGAATTGTGTAGCAAAAACCTACTGGATATATTTTTATTTAATACAAAATCTAGTTTATTTATACAAAATAAGCGTTATAATTTTTATAGTGATTAAATTAATATGCTATATCTGAAAGGAGACTGATTTTATTATGAAACTATATATTTCTCAAACTATAGAAAGCAATAGTTGTGGAGCACACTCAATTGCTTATTATTTATGGGAAACCGCTAAAGCTCAATCTATAAATGATAGAACCTTTGTCGCTAATATACATAGAAAAATTCAAATTGGTCCAAACAATATGGGAATTCCTGAAATTTATTCAAACCCAGAAAAAGTTGCTTATGAATTAAGTAATAATTGGAGTTCATACTCTTACACATGTATGTTAAGCAATAGCACTGTTATACCAATAGCAAAAAGCCTTAACATATATACAAAAAACATAGATATCCTTGATAAAGTTAAAACAGGTGCTAATAAATACGCAATCATTATCTGTAGTATAGGCTATATGACTCCAGCACTACATTACATGCTTATTAAATATGAGCGAAATACATTTAAACTTTTAGATTCTCTGTATAACCTAGATCATTCTACTTTCAAAATACTAGATTCAATCTATGGTACTGACCATGTAGTTTGGGAAAATTTCACTATAGAAACTAATAATAAACTTACACTAGATCGAAATTCTAACTATTTTTATACTGGAGCCGGAATTCTTATAGATTAGTTTTACTCACAATTCAAGATTTTTCTATAAACTTTATAAAATGAATATTGGTTTGATAAAGTTGGAGGTGTTATTTAACTTCCATCTTTATTTTACTACGTCTAATCTACACATTCCGAATTATTATATATATAAATCCAATGCTATCTCTCCACCAATAAGCCAAACTTCCTCTTTTATTAAGTATGAATTAGCTAATTTCTTATCAATGTCAGAAATCATACTTTTTGATATATTTATAATTTGAATAGCATTAAACCTTTTAGATTTATCATATATCCTTACATAATCAAGTTTTTCTTGCATCTGGGTTTTTCCTAGAGCCTTATGATCTATATAAAAATCATCTTTAATTAATTTCTGGATTCTTTCTTTTATAATCATCTGTATCACCTTCAATACATATATTATGTCGAGGGGAAAATCCCCTCTTAATTTGCAGTAACCTTAACATTAGCAATTGTAATCCCTGCTGCTAACACTCCTAGTCCTGCAAGAACTCACTTAATCTCTATTCTTATTTATATCCATGAAATTCATTTGAGGATTTATTAGTGGTTGCACTACATATTTTCTATTTATATCATCCCATACAACTTCTTTATTTTCGTCATAGCAACCTTTTGAATTATATTGCTTCTTTAAAGTTGATGTTATCTTGTGTTCAAAAGTAGGTTTTTTATATTCATATTTATCATTTATTATATTGCCATAATCATCTGTTGAAGGTATTTCCTTGTAAGCCTCTCTTATTTTTAATTCTAGTTTGAGAGATATTTCTCCGCTTGCAAATTCACCATTATATACACTTTTTATAACTCTTTGTATTTCCTCATTTAAATCAGTTAACATTGCATTAAATACAGGGCTATCAATATCTATACTTAATACTCTCTTACTTAAATCCGCTAATTCACTTGTTTTACTCATTATCTTATTACCTCCAATTCAAATTCAACTCTTTCTAATTCTTCAGTAAATCTTTTTATAACTGTAAGCTCTATAACCTGCTTATCATCTTCATAAGCAATTTTATTTAATGAATCTAATACAATCTTTGCGATATTATCTACATCCGGAGTCTTCTGTGGGTATTCTAATCCTTGTCTTATTGCTTGTAATTTATTTTTAGAATAAGATTTAGGTACCTTATGATAAACAAATATATTTGCTCTTATTGGACCTTCTAGATACCTTTTATCTTGTTCCTGATAACATATTCTCACCCAGTTTTCATAATTGACTGTTCCATCTTCTGTAACTGCACGTCCGTTGTAAAATCTTGGCCTTGCTTTGCCCTTTATCGTTCCTTCAACTACTACCATTTGTTTCTCCTTTACCTTAATCTATAATTATTTTCTGTACCTTCAATCTCAACTATGAAGTTTTTAGACATTTCATATATTCTGCTGCCTATTGCTTCATCAAAACTCAATAATTTATCCACTGTAAACTCTGTAGAAACTATTATTGGTAAATGATTCAGGTACCTATAATTTATTAATTCAAATATTATGTTTACATCTGACTCATTAACTTTCCCTTTGTATAGATCATCCAGTAATAAGATTTCACATGTCTGATATTTACTTAAAGTCTTCTTGTAATATTCTTCGTCAATCATGTTTTGCTTAAGACTCGTAACTATATCTCTATAAGGCATGTAGACAACTTTTATATCTTTCTTTAGAAAATTATTTGCTAATGCTAGAGCTACATGTGTTTTACCACTTCCAGGATTGCCACAAAGCAAGATTGAATTCCTTCTTCCAGTTCTTAAAGTATTAAAACTTTTATAATATTCTATTGCCTTTGATTTCATTTCCTTAGACTTACTAGACCATTCTTCAAAGTTACTAAAAGACTTTCCTAGGTTATCTGTATTGATTCCACTATTCTGCCATAACCTTTTTATCTTTTCATTCTCCAAACACTTACACTGTGTCATTAAAGGCTGTTTATCTATCTGAGGCGTTATTATATAGCCTGTATCTCTACATAATTCGCATTTATATAGGTTCATCTCCTGTTGATTCTGTATAGCTTGGCTTCCATTCTGGGATTTTGACATTGAATTTCTTTTCACTTGATCTAGTATTCTGCTTAATGCCTCCATTTCTATCCTCCTTTAAAGGGAATATACCTTGCCAGCAATTCTCTATACTATTTTCTAGAATCTTAATTTGTATCTCTTCAATTTCTGATAAACCTTGTAGTTTCTTAAGCATTATCTGAAGTGCTCTATCTGTCATAGGTTTTTTAATTGACTTTCTCATTTTTATAAAATCAACTAAAGTATTTCTCAATTCTTCATTACTGGTATAGCTGTTAAGTAAAGAATCAATCGAAGTTATTTTTCCTTTTTTAGTTTTTTTATTTATATTTATATCTTTATCTTTCTCTATCTCTTTCTCTATCTCTGTGTAACAAAAAGTAACAGGTGGTAACTCTTTGGTAACATTGTTACTATTTTCTATTGTTTTTTTATCCTTTAATCGTTTATTTCTCATTAACTGAGCCTTATCTGTTTCTTTACCTATAGACATTGGTACTTCATTTAAAAGTAGCTCTGAATCTGAAATTTCTTGTATCAATCCACATTTTTTAAGATACATTAATACAAAGCTTATATTATCTGAGTCTTCGTCTAATTCTAAAGCCAATTCTTCAGCAAATGTTTCTTCTATTCCATCAAAATACAATTTCCCTTCATCTTTAAGACTAAGTAATTGTAGCTTTAAATATATTATTGTGTAGGTGTCTCCACCAGCTATTTTCCTTAGTTTCTTAATTTCTTTTCCCTTAAAAAAGTCTTTATTTAATTTAAGCCAATAGTAAACTTTAGCCATTCAATCACCTACAATTCTTCTATTGTTAAAATTTGAGTTATCTTATTATTAGCTCTGCAATAATCACACAAACCACATGCGATTGGCTTTTCTTCTCCACTTTTGACTTTTATAATTCGCCCGATGTTGTATTCAATTTCTTCTAACTTTGGTGTAGTGTATCTTTCATCAACTTTTATTATGGCTTTTAGTGGATTATCGTTCTTTTCTATTGCAACAATGTATGGAATTAAGTCTTTACAAAATTGCTGCTTAATTAACTCTCTATAGATTGCCATTTGTTCTACATATCCGTAATGCTCTATAAATGTAAGTCCACCATATTTCTTATGGATCCCTTGGGTTGTTTTTAAATCTGTAAAGAATCCTTTTTCTAAGTTCAGTACGTCCACCATTCCACGCCACTTGATACCAAATAATTCACCTTGAATAATCACTTCTTTTTCACCTTGTAAAAATTTCATACAATTTGAATCAGCTTCTAATGACTTAACCATTGTTTCAGCTACTTTAAAAGTCGATTTTAATTCCCCTTTAGTTTTGCCTTGAGTTGAATATAAGCTTGGATTTTCTTTTTTAAAATCATCTAAAGTTCCTTCACTCCATGAATGAATATATTTGCCTAATAGGAATGCATCACTTTCACTCTGTTTATATTCCCCTTTTAGCTTTGCCATAGCCATTAATTCACATTGCTTAAATAGTTTGTACTGTGATACTGACATAGTACTTAAATCGGCTTTTAGGCTGTAATAATTCTCTCTAGTTATCACCATATTCATTAACCTCCTCAAATGGAGTATCTACAAAATCAGTTTGTTTAACAATGTCCTCATTCTCCTCTAATTCTTTTTCAAGATCACTTTTTTCGGTAGCAGCTTCTTTTGGCTTTTCATTTTCAAATTCCATATCAGAACCGTCTTCCCATGCTTCAAGCTGCTTAATGTTATCAAAATCAATATTTATATGTTTGCAAAGTCTTCTCAAAACAGTCTTTTTGGCCATTTCACCAAAGCTCTTTACCCATGCAGCAGAAAACTTCCCGTACTTATCCTTTTTGCTCCAATTGTCTCGAATATACTCAACATCTTCCTTAGACATAGTTTCGTATTCCATTGCACCATCTTCGTAATAGACAACTGCGAAAACTCCCATAATATCATCATTGTTAAATGGCTTTGGTCTAAAGTTTATATATGGTTTGCCATGGTCAACACCTTCTTCAAACTCATCACCATAACGAACTAGCTTCGCATAAATATCTTTAATTTCTTTAGAACTAAACTTCCTAACAAGCTTGGTTTCTCCTTTGTAATCTGTCATAAATTCTGGTTTGCCCTTATAGGTAATTACATAGCATTCATTGTTAGCAAAATCTAAATCCAGATATGCTCCACGCATTATACATTTAGCAAGGTTAAACTCCTGCCCTTTCATATTTTCTAAGTTAACAGTATTTAAAACCCTTAAAACATTTTGCTTAAATCTAAGTCCATTAAAACCTTTTGGGAGTGCCTTCTTTTCTATTTCTAACATACTAGTTAATTTTTCATTTAATGCACCTATCACATATGCTTGTATCTGATTATTTGCCAATTACATCAGCCTCCTTATTAAAATCTTTATAATCAACTTCTCTGCCTTTTTCACACATCCAAAAGGAATCATATTTATAACTGTTGCATTTTAATCCCTCAAATTCCTCACTATCTTCTTCGTAATCAAAGCTTGTGAGTTCTATCGCAGGAGCTTTACACATTCCATCCTTGTAATTAATGCAAGTTTTCCACTGACATCTAACTAACACTTGAAATCCTCCCCTCATGTGTTATAATGTTGTTGGAATATTAAAAAAATCTATTGTAGCTACTTTGAACGCTTTGGTCGGGGTTCTTCGTAGCTTTTTTTATTTTTATTTGCACATCGCCCATAATCATCGGTTGCAATAATAAATTCAGTAATAACAATTTTAGGTTCATTCTCCATACAGGTATAGTCACCTTCACCGATATATACGCATTCATCACAATTTTCACATTTTTTCATAGCCTAGACCTCATTTCTGCAACAATCAATATATCTAGTGCTTGGCTTAATTGAATGGTAATATCCGAGTTTTCTCCATTATCTGCTCTAATACTAAGATGCATCTTTTCCCTTAATTCATCGATAGCTTGTTCAATTATTGATTTGCTTAAATTACAGGTTTTAAACTTAACAATAATTCCTTCTCTTTTAGTATCTTCTAACTCTTCAATTTCCAATGTTTCAGCTTTCCTATAGTATGACTTATCACATAAACTAACTGAGTTTACCTTAATGCCTTGTGATTCTAGTTTGCTTTTTAAACTTGATGTACTTACCACATCATCTTTCTCGATTTTTGTAAGTAGCGCATCAACCTCCTTTTCATTTAAATCAGTTTCAATATCAATAAAGTTTAATCTGTTTACTGTCTCATCAACATGTAATCTATATTTAGACATTTTATATTTCCTCCTTCTATTTTTTCCTTCAACATATGGTAAAATTATGTTGAAAGGGGGTGTTTTTATGGGTTATTACAAAACTGCTCAAATATGTGAAAATGGACATGTTATAACTGCAAGTCATTCTTTCTCTTCTGGCCTGCATCAAGACTATTGTGATAAGTGCGGGGCCAAGACGATAACTGCATGCCCAAGTTGCAATGCTAATATCCATGGTAAATATGAGGTCGAAGGTGTATTTGATTTAAGTTCTACCCAATTGCCTACTCCATCATTTTGCTACAATTGTGGTGCTGCGTACCCTTGGACTAAATCAGCTTTGGAAGCTACCCAAGAATTACTTGCATTAGAATCAAATTTATCACCTGATGAATTAACGTATCTAAATGAGAATATGGCATCTATATTAGTTGATACTCCGAAAACAAAAGTCGTAGCAACTAAATTTAAAATTGCACTTGGTAAAATTGGTTCGACTACAGCTTCAGCTGTAAAAGATATATTAGTCGATGTTGCATCTGAGGCAGCCAAAAAAATTATTTTTCCTCAGTAGTAACCTCTATAACTAACAATTTATAGCCTGGGCATTTATCAAATCCACATTTATATGGTTTGTTTTTTACCCAACAATTAGGACAAATTTCATGTAACTTTTCACCTGTTTGTGGCGAAAAATTAATCTGTGACTGCTCTTGAACTGATGCTTCTGGAGCAGTTCCATTCTTATAAACAAATATTTGCTTTTCTAACCCTTCTCTAATTAACTTTTCAAGCTCTGCCATATTAAAAAAGCAGATTCCATGGTCTCTTCCCAAAACAGCTTGTACCTCATTTATTTCAACATTTCCATTTTCATCAAGAACTTGTTTAGTAACCTCATAAACTTTGTTTTTTACTTCTTGTGGTATTAACCTTTGCATAGTCTTTTATTCCTCCTAATTATTATTTTTCTTCCGATTTCTTTTCCGCTAACATCTTTATATGTTCCTTCTATCCAATATTTACTGAGCCCAATTTGGGACTGAAAAGAAAGTCTTTTTACTAATCCATCATTCAATTCCATTTCTCCTTACCTGTTATCCTTAAATCTTTAAAGATATCATCTGTAGTACATTTATAAGTATTTGCGAGTCTTTTTATTAATTGAGCTCCTGGACTCATCCTGCCTTGCTCTAACTTATAAAATGAACTTTGACTAATTCCTAAAATTTTTATGGTTTCTTTTGTTTTCAATCCTGCATTTAGCCTTCTCAATCTTATTGCTGTAATTCTCATTACATCACTTCCTTAAACAAATCTATTTAAATTTCTCTATGCTCTTCTGTTATTTTTTCCACCCATCTATCTAATGCAGTTTTATCTATTAGTGCTCTAGCTCCAACTTTAAAATAAGGAAAATCAGTATTACATTTTGCTATAAGCTCTCTAATCTTAACTTGACCAATCCCCGAATATTCTGCTGCTTCTGCAATTGTAAATGTTATTTTTTTAGGTTTTTCTGATTTTAAGGTTTCTAATATTTCTTTTAATAGCTCTTCCATCTCTTCCACCCCTCTTAGTTTTATTTTTTACAATCCATTTCTTTAATATTTATTATTAATTTTGATTACTTGATTAAGCTATTTGCTGACTACAATGCACCACATATTTTTACCATTTATCCGTACGTGCTTATATATTATTTTATTAAGCAGCTCAAGCTTTACCTTAATGGCATACTTATCTATTCCTAATTTACAAGCTTCTGAATACAATATTTCTTTATCAACAACACTTCCTTCATTTGTTGACCTCAACAGACCTCTAGTGAGTGAATTGATTAATATTTCATTCATCATTTCAGTCGTTATTTTTTCAAGTCTTATTTTTAATGGTTCCCTGATCTTAAGTTGATGTTTTTTACCTGCAATTCTTTGCTTTTCTTTTTTATAAACTATTTTTTCAAGCTCACGTAATCTCATGTCTGTAATGGCAAGTTGTTCAGATAATTGTTCTATTATTCCAATAGAATTGTATAATCCTGTTTTTCTGATAGATGGTAAGACGTCATCCGTTACCCAATCTTGAAACTTTTCTGCTTCTTCTTTTTTGGATTTAAATATTAGCTTGTAAACTCCACTTTCTGTCAGAAAATTTTCTCCTGCATTATTCAGTTTTCGGATGTGCATATTATGCATATCCGAATTTCTCAACTTTATTAGTTGCTTTTCGTTAAAGTTTCTAATACTACTATTAACATCAGTAATATCTAAACATTCTGCAACGTGTTTTGGATTAAATAAAACTTTCCCATTCCATGCAAAAACTTCTACTTGTTTATTTTCAAAAATAATTAAGTTATTCATCGCCTCATCCCCCTAACTTATTTTTTGTTCGTTTTTCTGAACTTTTAATGTAAAAAAATATGCAGGTATATCTTCTTTAGTGATGCCTAGTATTCCACAAGAATTATTTATTTCTTCCTGTGAGAAATCCAATACATTATTTAATCTCTGACTAAGCGATACTCTACCAATTCCTAGAGCTTTTGCGAATTTATCTTGAGTTCCATAAACTTCTTTAATTTTTCCTCTAAGTTTGCTGTAATCGAAACTGTAATCAAAAGCCATTTAATCCACCTCCTTGTTCGTGTTTCTGAACCAAGTATAACTCTAAAGAAATATGTTGTCAATATGTATAATTCTCTTTTCTGAACTTTTTTTATTTATTTTTTTGAAATATGTTGTGTTTTCTGAACAAATGTAATATAATGTAATTACGGAAAGGTGTGATATAATTTGTCTACTACAATATCTGAAAGAATAAAGAAGGGATTAGAAATTAGACATATGAAACAATCTGAATTGGTTGAAAAAACTGGTATAGGAAAGTCTTCAATAAGTACTTACTTATCTGGTGCTTATGAGCCAAAGCAAAGAAATATCTATAAAATAGCTAAGGCTTTAGATGTAAATGAAGCTTGGTTAATGGGGTTAGATGTTCCTATGGAAAGAGTACCACATTACGTTAAAACTTTGGAATTAAGCAATGATGAATTCGAATTGTTAAATAACTATAAAAAACTAAATAATTTGGGGAAAGATAAATTAATTGAGTATAGTAATGATTTAACTGAAACACCTAAATATATAGAAAATGTTAAAAATGAAATTAATACAAATATTGAAGATGAATTTACAATAGCTAAAAAGAAATCGCATGAAGCAAGAATAAACGCTGAACAACGTTTTAAAGAAAGCCCTGATTCACTTCCAAAGGCATCACATGATAAACATGGCAGTTTTACCGATGAAGAATATAAACATGATGATGACATTATGAATGATGATGATTTTTGGAACAAATAAGTAAAGGGTGGTTTTATGACAGCTTATGAGGAGTTATTACATGAGGCATATAATTTAGGATTAGTAGTAAGAGAAGTGAGTTTAATAACTAGAAAAGGTCGTTGTGTTGGCAATAGAATCGCTATTGATAAAAATATCAAAACTGATGCTGAAAAGGCTTGTATTCTTAGAGAAGAAATCGCACATTATAAAACTACTATTGGCGACATAACTGACCAAACTGAAATTACAAATATTAAGCAAGAGAGATTAGTTAGGAATATAGTTATACGAAACTCTTGTAGTTTAAGAAAAATAGCTGGTGCTGTTAGAAAAGGTGCTAGAAACAAACATGAAATAATTGAGATCTTAAACATAACTTTAGATTTATTTGATGAATCTGTGGAATATTATACCCATAAGCAACCAGATTATATAGATGATGATATAGTTTTACATTTTGATAATAGACTGCAGATTTTCAGAAAATATTAAAAATAACCCAGTTAAAAAACTAACTGGTTAAAAAATATAGCCTCAAAAAGAACATACATTCGAAGAAGGGATGATTTTATGGCAAGTAAAACTAATTATACTATGAATGGTAAAGAATATTTTAGAATATCAGCTTCATTCGGAAGAGATTCTAATGGAAAACTTATTAGAAAATTCTTTTATGGAAAAAATAAAAAAGAAGCCGAAAAAAAACTCGAAGAGTATAGAGATAGCTTAAAACAAGGTCTAATTCCAGATAAGAACATTTTTCTATATCCTTTAATGGAAACATGGTTATTTGAAATAATTCGTAATGGTATTAAGCCTACTACATTTGACACATATGAAGATATTTTTAGGAATTATATTAAAACAGCCCCATTTGCATATAAGGTACTAAAAGATATAAAGGCTATAGAGATTCAGAAATATTATAATAGCCTAAAAAGTATTGGTAAATCTACAAGTAGAATAATTTATCTAAATAAACTACTAAAACAATTTATGGTCTATGCAGTAAATGAAGGATATATATTAAGAAATCCATGTATTAAGATTGTTATTCCTGGAAAAAATGAAGAAATAAAAAAAGAAATCGAGGTATTTCCAAAAGAAGATCTGATAAAGATACTTGAGTGTAAAGAAAATTCTATGATAAGAGACTTAACTCTTATATGCTTATCAACCGGAATGCGTCGAGGGGAAGCCTTAGGGCTTAACTGGGATGATGTAGACTATATTAATAACGAAATACACATTAAAAGAAATATAGGCACTACAACGGTCATATACGAGAATAGACGCAAAAAAGAACAACTAATACTAACACCAAAAACTAAAAGCTCATATAGAACTATACCTTTACCAGAAAGCTTAATTCCTGTGTTCAATTGTTTAAAAAAGAGACAAAATGAGGATATATTAAAAGCTGGTCAAAGTTATAGCAAAGAATACAAGGGATTCATTTTCTTAACAGCAAGTGGTAACCTTATTAATACGTCTAATATAACAAAAAGCTGGAATCTTTTTTTAAAGAGAATTGGTGTTGATTATAAAAAATTTCATACTTTAAGACATACCTACGCTACTTTACAATTTGAAGCTAATATTCCAGTTAAAACTGTATCCACTCTGCTTGGACACTCTAAAATAGATATAACAGCTAACACATATACTCATGTGTTAAAACATCAAAAAGAAAAAGCAATTGATATAATTAATGTGTTAAAAATGTGTTAATATAAACAAATTACAAATCTAAATATCTGTTAATGCTTGAATATACAGGCTTTATATTTTTAATTTTAGCTAATAACGAACATCCTAGCAGTCTCTTCATCTCTTATCTCTCCAATCATAATCACATCTGGGTCCTGTCTCAATATACTTCTAAGGCCATTCGAAAAATCTATGTCCAATTTTTTATTTAGACTCATTTGGTTGATATTAGGCATGACTATCTCAACTGGATCTTCCAAAGTCGTTATATTTAAAGCCTTGGAATCGATTTCCTTCAATATTGTGTAGATTGTAGTAGTTTTACCAGAACCAGTTGGGCCGCTAATTAATATAAGTCCATTCTTCAAAGATATTATTTTTCTAATTAGTTTAATTTGACTTTCTGAGAATCCTAAATCCTCAAGATTATAGTCAAAGTTATCACAATATAATATTCTAATTACTAATTTTTCTCCGTATACTACAGGTATTGAAGATACTCTTAAATCGTATTTTAGATTATTATAATTAACTATTATTTTTCCATCTTGAGGTCTTCTTTTTTCAGTTATGTCCATATTAGCTTTCAGCTTGATCTTCGATGCAAGAGTTATATATTCATCAGAATCTATTTTGTGCACCAAAACTAAGCTACCATTAATTCTATATCGTACATAAACACAGCCATTTTGAGGTTCTATATGAATGTCGCTGGCATTAACCTTTATTGCATTAGTTATCAATATCTCTTCTAAAGATTTATCATCTATACCAAATATTATATTTTTTAAGCTTTCGTAATTTCTCTCTTCGATTTCCTTGATAACTATGTTTTTGTTATATATAAATCTTAGATATTCTTTTGCTTCTTCAGTTACTCCATATGACAAAACTATTACCTCGTCCAATTTTTCCTTTATTGGAATAACTCTATACTTCTCACAAATTTCTTTTTTTAAATTTTTAGCAGTTCCTAAATCTACATCTTCAATTTCATATTCCTTAATTTTAAACACACCTATCTAATTTTATATTTTTTAGTTTCTATTTTAAATTTTGAACCAAAATCTCAGTAATTATTCATTACATTCCAAATAATGTAATCTTTTTCATCACCTAAATAATAGAAATCACTAAACTTTTAAATTAAAAATCCTAGACATTAATTAAAATGCCTAGGATTTCATGATAACTTAACGAATCAAATGCTAATACATACTTTTTATTTCTTAACATCACTATATTTTCTTGCAGCTTTCCATGTTTTACCGTACAATGACTTAGGATTTTTATTTGGCTTAACTCCCCTCATTTCTTCTCTAACAATTGCTCTAGCAATAATTTTAAATTTTCTGAACTCTTCTTCATTAAATTCTTGCCCAAGTAAGTTCTTTGTTATTAATTCACTAGTCTTTTGGTTAATAGCTTTATCAAATTTATTCATTTTCTACGCTCCTATACCACAATTTTAAATTCTAAAGATATTATTATCTTTAAAGCTTTAGTTTATCCATTAACTCTTACTTATTCTTTTATTATTCTATAAAACCTTTCATTTGCATTTTAATTGAATTTCTGAAAAAAGCCATTCCTGTTTTCATCTTTTTAAAATTTAATTTTTCATAAAATTTTTCTTTTCCAGGTGAAGCATATAATATAGCATTACATGTAGGAACGCATTCTAAGATTTTATTAACAATCTTACTTCCTATACTCTTACCTTGATATTCAGGTAGCACAGCTATATCATAAATTGCAGATTGATAAACTCCATCAGAGATTGCTCGTCCAAAGCCAATCAACTTATCATTATCAAAAGCAAATACAGCAGCATAACTATTTTCAAATGCTTTCTTATGTATTTCGCCATCATAATGACTCATCCCTACTTTTTCTAGTATACTAGATACCTCTTCCCAATCTATATTACTACAGTTATATTGTAATTTTAGATCCATTCTACTATCTCCTTTTTTAATATATATGTTGCAATTTGCAATGCATATTTCATAATTCACAATTACAGCCAAAATTCTTTTGATATTTTTAGAATTATGATGAAGAATTATTTTTGCAAT